CTGCCAATGATCCGAAAATTGCAAATAATGTCTTTTTCATTTCATACCTCCTTTCTTTAACCTACTGCTTTTTCAATAGCTGCTGTAATATCACTGATTGCATCATAAACAAATGCATACTGGAGTACAGTCGGGAATTTAACTGCGGCACGGCATGATGCTGTGATAGTCTTGAGGTCATATTCCGGGTCAGTTGAGTCCTGATCCCATATCTTGACCTCGATGTTACGCCTCATATACAGGGTGATCTTTGAGAAGTCCCCAACGAGCAACTGTCCAGCTGTAACAAGTGAACTCTGAACAACCCTCAGACCGGAAACTGTCAGACCGTTAGCCGAAGCAAACGGAGGAATAACATAAGAACCATTTGCATTCTTGCTCATTTCCATTTCTGCGAAGTCAGCAGGGTTCAAAAATGCGTAATTAGGCACACACTCGTAATAAGCACACTGGTAAGCGGCTGCCCTGATAGCATCGAATGTATTTGGATAAGCAATCTTTGAATTAAGACCGGTAGCAGAATAAGCCTTTGCAGAAGTGATTATCCCGTCAAGGTGCGGAGCTGTTCCACTACCGGAATACAGTTCACTCTCCAGGGCTCGTTCAACCATCGGGAACAGTTCAGTCCTGATCTGTGTCAGGCACTCATCCCAGTCCTCAAGGGCCTCATTAGTGACCTTTATGAATGTTCCGATCTTCTCAACTTCGGCAGCTTTCTGTATCCAGGTGAAGTCACTCTGGCCATACTGCGAATAGTCGTTTGTCACGGCTGCGGTGCCGTCGGTACGGCCCGATCTCTCAACCCATGTAACCCGGTTTGAATTGGTCACTCCACGACCAACAACATCAGTAAATTTAACCGCACGATCCGGAAGTTTTTCAACCCCCGGTGTCCGCATTGGAACAACAACTGCATTATCCAGAGCTGAATCACTCAGTTCTGTGTCTTCGTCGATTGTCGAAGCCTTCAGTAACATCCGGGGATTGCCTTTCATTTCAAATGCAAACTGCCCGCCCGGAGCCTTTATCCGTGCTTTGTTTTCCTGGTAGGCTTTTGTCAGGTCGCCAAATATCGACTGCGGCCCCTTGCCTATCTTATGATCCTTGAGACTAAGCTCAAGTTTATCCAACTGTTCGGATAGTGTTTTTACTTTCACTTCCGACTCATTAGCCTTATTGATCAGGTCTGTGATTCTTTCCTCGCCCGCTTTCTTAGCAACCTCTTTCTGCATCTCTGTATATAAGCCACTAATACGGACAAGTTCAGAATTGATCTGATCCGTTAAAGCTTTTATTTCTTTTTCTCCCACTTTAAAAGTTTTTTAATGTTAATAATATTGATTCCAGAGCCGGCGCAACATCTATCTGGGTGGCCTTTTCGACCGGCGCAGAAATGTTGAGTGACTGTATAATGCTTGCTATCTTGCAAATCTCATTTTCAAATATCTCATAAGTCTCATCTGTGTATTTTCCGTTCTTTAATCCCCGGTTCAGGGCTTCCAGTCTTCGGGTAAGATTGGAGATTATGTCATCCCCTTCCCCCTTAGCGGAAATAATCTCTGTCAGGCTATTAGCTCCCCATGTTACCGAGGAATATTCCCACAGTTTCAGTTCAATAAGTTTCTGGTTCAGGATTTTCCCATCTGCATCACTGTTTTCCTCTGCACGGATAATATTGTAACCTATTGACATTTCGGTTATGATCCCGTCAATATGCTGTTGCAGCTTATCCTGAGAAAACTGATCCTTTCCAAACTGAGATTCAAAGTACAGGCCTCTTTCGTCCTCTTTCAGTACTTTAGGGATTGCGATAGGTTGCCAGCTGTCGTGCTGCCATAGATGCTTTATGCGGGGTTTTGCACTTTCCGGGCCTCGTTCGGCAATCGTCTTTGAGAATGCTCCGGGCATGACTATATCTTTGTCACTATCCTCATTACCAAAGATCGAAGCATAACCGGTCACAATACCGGTCTTTTCGTCTGCATCTTTCAGTTCGAAATTTGACTTTACCTTGAACCCTGATATATTTTTCATCTTAATATGTTATTCATCAACTATGTACCCAATAACGCACCGACAATTTATAATTTCCTCTGCCGGGCCTGTCGATTCTCCCGGAAACCTTAACCCTGTGTTATATTGGTATTCCATTTTCACATTCCCCATGGATTCGTAATACAGGTGGCTCTCCCTGATCCCTTTCAACCCTGATGTTATCCACTCCTTACCAAGTGCAACTCCCGTTTGCCAGGCCCCTTCAAATGATCCGGTATTCGCTGCTCCATTGATCTCTGTCCTTGCGATCCTTTCAGCCTGGTACTTGTTTATGTCAGTGAGCGCTTCTGTCAGTTTACCCCGCATCGCCCGTTGAATCTCCGGTATGCCCTGCCCGTTCTGAAATCCTTCCTCTAGTAATCCGTCAATCAGGTTATTGATAATTTCTTCTTGAGTTGTGAGTATCTGACCGGTTTTGAGCAATGATCTTTCATTTACATACCTTCGGAAATAATCCTCCCAGAAATCAATATCTTCCTCCTGCTTTCGTAGAACCTTATGAATCCGCTTTACCGTATCAAGTGCAAACAGACTCCCGCCCTTCACCCACATCTCACGCTGATATTTCTCAACCGGTTCGCCCCGGAGCAGAAACGGGACCCGCCTTTTGAGCGAATCAACATCTAACTCCCCGGCAAGATCAAGTACAGGCTTCTGAACTTCTGCTAATACCCTTTGTCCTTGCCTCCAATACAAATTTTTCAGAGAACGCTTTAAATATCTATTCAACTCAAGTTTCATTAGTTCATTTTTCTGTAATCGCTGACCTTGAGAGCTTTTAATACATCTTCCGTTAACTCCTCCCCTGGCATGAGGGTTAATTCATTTATCGGCACAACACCGGCATTATCATATACCTTATCCATTTCCGGGAGTTCTATTCGCTCGTAACCGCACGCTTCACGTATCTCGTTACGTGTGAATGACCGGGCCGTTGTCATCCATTGCACCAGTTCAACCTTATTATACTGCAGAGCTTCTATTTCTGAGTAGTCAGCTATTAACCGATGCCCTAACTCCTTTGTCTGAGGAGCCAGCCAGGCAGATAGTTTAGACAATAATCCGTCAAGGTTCGGCTTGATAGCATTACCCCATAAAGCCCTTTCGGCTTCTTTATAATTTGAATAAGTCCGATCCTGGCTTCCAGTTAGTAGTTGAGAGGGGACATTATAAGCATCACACAAATTGCCTTTGAAGGTGCCAAGTGATTTGAATATCTCCATTTCTTTGGCTGACATCCCAAAGTTTGTCCACTTATGGTCCCACTTCGTTACAACTATCTTTCCGGCATTCTTAGCTCCGGTGTATTTCTTTTCATATTCCCGCTGAATGGCAGATAACTGCGCTTTGCCGATATTCCCTGACTGTTTCCCGTCCTCGCCCAGGATGGTTAATATACCAAAAGCTCCCTGATGTTGTAAGGCAGAGATAACAGCATTATAACTGTCACTCGTTCCGATAACCGATTTAAGGATAGGTTTCAGCCTTGACATCCCGTACAGATGGCCAGTGCCGGTATTATCATAATCCGGATTAAAATCTTTCCAGTGCATGACCTGTGAAGGCTCATAGTCGATTACATTACCTGACATGATAAACTTCCAGCCTCGCACGGGCTCCATATATGACCCTATGACCATCTCCATCCACTGAGGAGGCAGAACATCCAACCGGATAGGTTGGCCCGCATTAAGACCGTATTCAGTCGCCTGGTGAGCTATGTAAGCATTACCGAAGATCAGGTAAAAGGATAACAAGGCCTCAATAAACTCGGATGTTGACTGTCCGGGATTAGGATTGCTAAGCAGTTGTAACATTCGGCCGTTTGGTATGTCATTACCTTTACTATCCACCTGGAAGATTGGAACTGTCGAAGCTGGCTCAGTAATTTTGTTTATGATCGTGAAAACATCCCCGACGCCGGTATAACTCTTTAGGTAAGTGTCAGAATTAGCATCCGGGTAAACGGCACCCTGGGCAAGCATACGTAAGACATACTCATCCAATCGGTTATTCTGAGGGTTGAGTCTCTGGGTTAATAGTTTGGTTGCTATGTTTGTAAGCCAGCTCATTAATTCATCCTGATTATTGAATTATATGCTTCCGGGTGCCGGAAGTGTAATATTTCCAGTAACATCCTGTTTATCCGGGCCGTTCGATGCAGATAGTCGAGGACTGCCAGATAACTGTTTATGTACTTATTTCCCGTTATTGTTATCATACTACCCCTACATCATTTGCATCGTAAAACTTACTACCCATTAAAAATGAAACAAGCCAGACAAGAGCATCAACCCGGTCAGGGGATTTCTCTCCCTTTGCCCCTGCCCATGATGTCATCTGATCCTCAAGAGCCGGTAATAATCCGACATGATGAACTCTTTTCTGTTCGTATAGTGCAACAACCGGCTCAGCTCTGGTAATCTTACCCCGTGAGGCGTGGACTGATTCATAACTGATATTCCGGTCAATATTCCGGATAACTGTTTCGACAAGATCCCCACCGTTATTCACTTCGGCAATGATCCTGTCAGCTTTCAGCCTGTGATATGCTGCTATTGCTTTACTTGCCCAGCTCTGGGGTGTGAATATCCCTGAGCCGTCCTCAAGTATGTAAATTGAGCCGTCAATAGCACGGCCCCCGATAATTATTCCTGTCTCGTCTGAATCCTTTTCCGAAGTAACAGCCGGGTCAATAGCAACAGCTATGCGGTGTAGCTCAGGACAGTTCTGAGGGCTAACCCTTGTATTTTCAATCATTTCCCAGTCCCATAACGCACCCTCAACGGCTGTATATTCCGCTTCATAAAGCATCTTATAAATCCGTGCCGGCAGATCACGACGGGCCTGATCTATCTCTCCCTGGCTTAATATCCCGGCCTGAACAGCCTGATTAGCGGTTATCTTGAAATATTCAAATTCAGGGTCTGATCCTGATTCTGCTTTCCGGGCCAACTTCCAAGCCCAGTTTTTGCCTACGACATTACCGATAAACTTACCTTTGGCCTTTGTGTAAGTTATTGTTGTTCTCAGGGCAAACCATGCTTCCTCCTTTGCACGGGAAAATTCATCAAACACAAATGCATGTACATTCTCACCGTATAA